GCATCACCCACGGTAGTAAGAGCAGAATTAGTACAACCCAACTTCACCCAGGGTTCGATGAACAGTACAACAACTACAACAATCGATATAGACGAGGAAATAGTCACCACAACTTATGGTGCAGCATTAAACAAATGGTCTGGAGACAATATAACCCATACCTCAGCAAGCTCTGGAGGAATAGTAGACAGCGATTCAATCTTTACTATGACAACTCCTGGTTCGGACTTTTCACTAGAAGTAGTAACGAGAGCAGCCAGTCAAATCATAGAAAAGACAGAGATAGATCGAACTATCGAACAGGAATCTACTACTGTCTCCTTATCAGTCTTCTCTCAATAGCACCAGCTAAAGCATCGGATCCAGAGGTTAATAATACCTCTAATCCCGTTGCTGCAGCGACTGGAAATGTTACGAACCAAGCTGTCCAATTTCAGAATAATGGAGCACCAAGTAGACAACACTATGGATCTGGTGTCAGCTGTAACGGTTCAACTATGACGTTCAGTCCCTTCTACATGGGTAATCATACAAAACCCTTTGATGAAGAGATGAGTCAAAGAAGCTACACAGTAGCTGAAAACTGGGGAGGTCAAGTTAACTTTATGTTTCCTTTGGATCGTAGAGGTTTAGCACAATGTAGACGTATAGCCAAACGGCAAGAAGAAAAAATGAGGCTTGATTATGAGCTGGTACGTGTATTGAAATGTGCTGAACTTCAACAAAAAGGATTCATGCTGGCTGAAGGTACTCGTGTATTCGATATGTGTAATGACGTAGTACCTATCGTTGAATATAAAAAGAATAAACAGGCTGCTGTTAAACAGTATCTACAAAAAGAATGCACTCCTAAAGAAAAGAAATTTCCTTGGAATGAAAAGGAGTACGATTGCCCAATTAAACCCACTGATAAAACATGAGTACATTAAGTGACGCAATAGCTAAGCAAGCTAAAGAGCAAGCAGCTAAGAAAACAAAGAAGAAAACAACGAAAAAAGTAGATGAAAGTTAAAGTAGCTATCGCAGTTGTAGTCCTCTTCTTTGGAGGATGTGCAGTAAAGAAAGTAATTGAATTCAAAAGTTCACCTACTGGACAAGTAATTGAACAACTTCAAGAACGTAAACAACTCATTGAAAAGGTAACAAAATCACCAACTATACAACTCCCACTAAACAAGTGATCATTATTAAACCCATTCTAATGACATTTCTCTCCACTACTGCTGTGAAGAATTTGATCATTCAACTCTTAGAAGCATACGCAAACACTACAGATAATACTATCGATGATAAAGCGGTAGAGATTATTAAACGAAATCTATTCCCAGGAATTAAAGATACTAATAAGGATTAATTTAACAAACAATTATTTACAGGAATTTAACTCATGTCATCACAAAGCGCCATATTCAAAGCATTGGAATCGATGTCTGGAGCACAGCTAAAACACATACGGGAGTATGGGACTCGTGATCCACTTCTAGATAGACGAATAGAAGCATTACAGAAGAGAGTACAAAAACCTAAAAAGCCAAAAAACATAGCTAAAAAAAAACCATCAAACAAACTTAAAGTAAAACAAGCATGAAGAAGAAAGCCACTGAAGACCAATTTAACGAACTACATAACCTTGTTACAACTGAGTTTCTAAAGCGAGTCAAAAGTGGCGAAGCTTCTACTCAAGATCTCAAGGCAGCCTGTGATTGGCTTAAAACAAATGATATTAGCGGTATTGCATACGAAGGAAACCCACTTTCTAAACTCGCAGCTGTAATGCCAAAAGTAGACCCCGAATTAGTACAGAGCAGACTCTATGGCAGAAAGCACAGCTGAGTATTACAGGAAGAATCCTGAAGCTCGAAAGAAAAGGCTTAAACAACAAAGCGCATATCAAAAAACAACTAAAGGGAGCACGATAAAAAAGAATGCTAACAAGCTTAATAGAAAACTTGGTACTTACGGAAATGGTGATGGAAAAGACGCTGCTCACTATAAGGGGAGCACTACCAAAGGAAGAACCCAAAGCCCATCTATTAACCGAAAAAGCAGACTTAAAATTCGTAAATGACCCCACTACTACCTAGCCCAAAACACTATTTATACAACCTAATAACCATGACAAGTCCTGACGCAAAACGTTTGTGGCGGAAAGCCATTAAGGAGAAATTCAATTGTCAATGTGTTTATTGTGGAAACAACTATGAAATTAATCAACTTACACTCGATCATGTCAAACCTAAAACAAACGGTGGAGAGGATCTTACAAGCAATTTGGTACCCGCCTGTAGAGCGTGTAATCAAGGGAAAGGTAGCAGTCATTGGCAAAGATGGATGCGTCAGACATATGGACGTAACCATGCCAGAGAACAACTTATTTTAAATCACATTAGTTAATTATGAATGAATGGCTAAAGAATTTTCAATCCTCTTACGGAGCATTAGCTAATAATACAAAATCAAAGATAGCTAATTTACCAGCTAACTATAAGTCTACAGAAGCTGCAGCATTTAAAGCAGCAGATGCAGCTAAGCTACCTAAAACAGGTATGAAGATTAAAGACTGGGGTCCAGATCAATGGGGAGCCTTAGCAAGTGCATTATCACCACTAATGGAAATGATGCAGAAACGCCGTAGATGATAAACCACCAAAAAGTAAATAACTCGTAGCCGTCCACAAGGGCGGCTTTTTTTATGTCTGAAATAGTCAAAGTAGATGGTGCTTGGAATTTAACTCCACAACTTGCTAAAGACATGGGTATGTCCTTGTTTCAATTAAAACAGCATTTTGCAAAGGAGTATGTTATACCATATTTAGCAAAACAGATTGATGATAGAAAGTTAAAAGGTAAAGATAGAAGTGGACAAGGTGGAGCTAGATTAGGGTTTGGTGATATCTTTATTGATGGTAAAAGGAAAACCATCCAAAATGTAACTGCCTATTTTGATGAACGTGCAGATAACATTACATTTACCGATGTAGAAAAAAATCAAGCAGTTGCACACGATAGAGCTGAAGGTCAGTATGGATTCAACCCAGACACGGTTAAACAGGTAAAATTCTTAGATAATGTTGAGGAATTAAAAGCTGAATTAAAAGAGAGAACTGATTTTCCTAAAGGTCCAGATGACGCACGTAATGCTGAGAAAGATTTCCACAATAAAATGAGGAAATTATTTAGAAAGAATTATCGAGGAAGAATTCAATACGACCCTAATATAGGTACAAATTACGGTTGGCCTGAAGGTAAATCTCAACAAGGTTTTATGAAGTGGCAACGATATGTCTATAACCGACTAAAAGGTGGAGATGGAGATCTAGTTCATGTAGGTCACGGTAAACCTGTAAACAAGGAAGGAACCAACGCAGCCTCTAACTTAGCTCTTGAAGATGCTAAATCTAATGTAAGCACAGGTGCTAAAGAAGGAACTTTTAGACCAGATGAAGAGTTAGAAAATGTTTATGTCTCTCATGGTAAAAGTCTTGCTTTGCAAGAATACCTAGCTTTTGAAGATGATGAGAACATCTTGACTCCAATGGATCTTCCACCAGAGGATCATTCTAAGCTACTTCAAAATGTAGATGAAGATCCTGAAGCTATATTTGCTCAAGGTCTGGATAATCGATATAACTCATTCGAATCAAGTAGAACACTACCAGCTAATTATTTTAGTATAGGTCCAAAAACATTTGAAAAGGCACATAGTCTAACACAAACTTTAGGTGAAACTCTTGGAGGACCATTTGCAAAAATTACTCAAATAGATAAGACTTTTAATCAACTTGGACAAGGTAATACAATTGGCGCTGCAACTAACGCTGTTAAAGTATTAACAGTAACTGAAAATATTCCATTTGTCCCATTTAGTGAAAATAGAAACCTACCATTAAGTAATTACTAAAAGGCTCTGTAAGGCTTCAAATATAAGCTAACTATACAAACACACATGACCAACCCTTTAGAGGCCTTACAAGCCGATTTCAAGCTGTTTCTGACCGCTTTATGGGAACAGCTTGAACTACCTCCACCAACTAGAGCACAATTTGCTATAGCTGACTACCTACAAAACGGACCAAAGCGTCTCCAGATTCAAGCCTTCCG